CGCTAAGAAAGCATTACGAATTGGAACTTGGACTTGGTAAAGCTCAAGCCTCGGCAGCGGTGGCTAAAACCTTGTTTAACAAAGCCACAACGGGCGGCGATACCACAGCGATGATCTGGTGGACCAAATCACAGATGAAGTGGTCGGAAACCGTCAAGCAGGAATTGACCGGTCAAGACGGCGCACCGTTGCTGTCAGGCATTCAAGTATCGTTTGTTAAAAACGATGCTGAAGCCTAAAGAAATAATTGCAAAGGCAGAATTCCCCGAAAAGCTGGAATTCCTGTTTAAGCCAGCCCGATACAAAGTCGCCTACGGTGGCCGCGGTGGTGCTAAAAGCTGGGGGATTGCCAGGGCATTACTGATCCTCGGCGCCCGATCACCGATGCGAATCCTGTGTGCGCGGGAATATCAGACCAGCATCAAGGACAGCGTGCACAAGCTGCTCTGTGATCAAATCGAAGCACTCAATCTGCTGTCGTTCTATGAGATCACGCAGGCCAGCATTCGCGGCAAGAACGGCACCGAGTTTGCATTTGCCGGTCTGAAAAACAACATCAGTAATATCAAATCATTTGAAGGCGTGGATATAGCGTGGGTTGAGGAAGCGCAAACCGTTAGCCGCATGAGCTGGAACGTGCTCATTCCGACGATCCGCAAAGACAAATCCGAGATCTGGGTTTCGTTCAATCCTGAGCTGGAAACCGACGAAACGTATCAACGCTTCGTGCTGCATCCTCCTCCTGACTGTCAAAGCGTGAAGGTCAACTGGTCAGATAATCCGTGGTTTCCTGAGGTGCTACGCTTAGAAAAAGACGCATTGCGCGAGCGCGACATGAGCGCCTATAACACCGTGTGGGAGGGCATCTGCCGGCAGACGGTCGACGGCGCCATCTTTGCGAACGAGATGCAGATGGCCGAACTTGAAGGCAGGATCTGCCGGGTGGCTTACGATCCGAGCAAGCCAGTGCATGCAATCTTTGACTTGGGCTGGTCCGACGCGACCGCGATCTGGTATCTGCAGTTTGTTGGCATGGAAACACGGTTGATCCGTTACATGGAGGACAACCAGAAAACCATCAGCCATTACCTGTCGCAGATGCAAACGCATGGCTACGTCTACGATACTTTGTGGTTACCGCACGACGCCGAAAACAAAACGTTAGCGGCGAACGGTAAGAGCATCGAGGAAATCGTGCGCGGCGCCGGCTACAAAGTGAAGATCATACCGAAGGTGCCAATACCGGACAGCATCAACGCCGCCAGAACGATATTCCCGAATTGCTGGTTTGACCGCGAGAACGCCGCCGACGGCATTTCGTGCCTGCGCCATTATCGCTATGATGTCGACGAAGATGGCCGATTCAGCAAAATGCCGCTGCACGACGGATACAGTCACGGCGCCGACGCATTTCGTTATATCGGCCTGATGGTCAACGAACCGCGCCGAGCGCAGAAGCGCCGGCCTGAAATGCTGCAAATGGGCAGCTGGATGAATTGAAAAGGGTAAAACATGGCCTATCAAAGTGACGATTACGACAAACGGATTACTGATGCGATTGAATTCCTGCGCCTGGTGTCTACTGCTGAGAGCACAAACCGCAGTGAAGCACTGGAGGATCTGAAGTTTGCCGCCGGTGATCAGTGGCCAGTCGAAACGCAGAACAGCCGCAATCTGGAATCTCGGCCGTGTCTGACGATCAACAAGCTCGATGCTTACGTTCGCCAGGTTACCAATCAACAGCGCCAGCAGCGACCGCGGATTAAGGTGCACCCGACTAACACACAGGCTGATAAGAAGGTCGCAGAGGTGTTGGAAGGCATCACACGTCACATCGAGATCAACAGCAACGCAGACACCGCGTACGACACCGCATTTGATTACGCGGTTCGCATGGGCTGGGGTTACTGGAGAATCGTCACCGACTTTGTGCGCGAGGATTCATTCGACCAAGAGATCTATATCCAACAAATCGACAACCCGTTTACCGTTTATTTCGATCCCAACAGCACGCAGCCTGATGGATCTGACGCCGAGCGATGCCTGATCACCACGATGATCCCGAAAGCGGTATTCAACAAACAATATCCAGATGCAGACGACGGCGGTCAATTCAAAGCAACCGCAACCGGCGACAGCTGGGCAGATTGGGTGAGCAAAGAGGATATTCGGATTGCCGAATATTTCTACACCGAGCGCGTCAAAACCAAGCTGCTGATGCTGTCTGATGGCACGTCTGTATTCAAGGATGAGCTGCCGAGTGCCGAAGCGATGGCGCTGGCCGGTATCACGGTGGTTGACGAGCGCGACAGCTTTAGGAAGCAGATCAAATGGTGCAAAGTCACCGCGATGGAAGTGCTGGACGAGAAAATCTGGCCTGGACGGTTTATTCCGGTCGTGCCGGTCTACGGCGCCCAGCTGATCGTCAACGACAAGCGCAAAAAATACGGTCTGGTCCGGTTCGCCAAAGATCCGAGCCGAATGTATAACTACTGGCGCACCAGCATGACCGAATCGGTTGCTTTGGCGCCCAAAGCCAAATGGCTGCTGGCCGAAGGTCAGGACGAAGGTCACGAGAACGAATGGACGAGGGCGAATATTGCCAGCAACCCGGTGCTGCGCTACAAACAGACCGACATTGACGGCCGGCCGGCGCCGGTGCCTGTGCGCCTGCAGCCAGAACCGCCCCCAGCCGGCGTGATGACCGCGGCCGCTGCGATCAACGAGGATCTGCAGACGGTGCTCGGGATATTTGATCCCAGCAACATACCGGGCAATATCAGCGGCAAAGCATTGAACGGTCAGCAACAGCAGATTGACATGAACAATTACCATTTTTATGACAACCTGACGCGTTCAATTCGTCAAACCGGACAGATTATTCTGGATCTGGCGCCGCACATTTACAACGAACAGCGCGTGATGCGGATTATTGGCGCTGATGGCCAGCCGGATCTGGTCACGATCAACGAGCGTAAACAGGACGAAATGGGCGTGCTGAAGGTCTTGAACGACGTTACAGTAGGTGAATACGATGTGGTGATGGATACGGGGCCAGGTTACAACAGCAAGCGCATACAGGCGGTTGAGGCGATGATGCCGTTACTGGCTGGCAAGCCTGAGCTGTTCAACATTGCTGGCGATCTGGTATTCCGCAACATGGATTTCCCCGGCGCCGAAGTGATTGCCGACCGGCTCGCTGCCTCCAACCCGCTGGCGCAGATTGATGACAAATCACCGGTGCCGCCACAGATCCAGATGCAGCTGCAGCAAAGCAAAAAGGCAATGCTCGATCTGCAGCAAGAGAATGCCGCACTCAAGCTTGATATTCAGCATAACGCAACGGTCAAAAAGCTGCAGGAAGATGGCGCAACCCAACGCAAGCTGATGGATGTGACAGCAAGAGCGCACAACACCGAAACAATGGCCGAAGTGCGCGTAAACGACCAAAACACGCGGTCCATCACCAGCCAGAACAAGTCAGAAATTGAGGGCATTGTGCAGCTTTTGTTGCACAACATGGATACCAAGCGTTTGCAGGATGAAATCGAGCGCAGGAACGCCGAGCAGCAACGGTCAGCACAAATCGCGGTTGAGGATATTTCGGCAGGTGCTAACCCATTTATTCAATAATTGACAGCAATTTATCAAGGGTTTAGAAGTAACCTACCAGTGGGTTCACTGGGTTTAATTTCTTGGAGTAATCCATGTCAGCATCAGAAGCGCAAGCAGCAACCGTTTTAACCAGTGAGAATGCAGCCGAATTTTATGCTCAGCGAATGGGTTTAGCTGCCCAGGACGAACCGACCGAGGCCGCTGAAGCGGATCCAGTCGAATCGGACGAGGGTCAGAATGAATCTGAGGCAGACGCCGAACCTGAGCAGAAAGAGGCCGCAGCAGACGAACCGGAAAAGAAAAGCAAGCCCAAGATCGAGAAGCGGATTGGCGAAGTCGTAAAGCAGCGCGAACAGGCGAAAGCCGAAGCAGCAAAGGAACGCGCAGGCCGCGAGAGCGCCGAAGCAAGGTTGCGGGAATATGAGCAAAAGGCAGCGCCCGAAAAGGCAGCTGATCCTGATGCTGAACCGAAGCCTGAGCAATTTACTGATGCGTTTGAATATGCACGCGCACTGGCTGAATTTTCCGCAGAAAAAGCATTAAAGGATCGTGACCGGCAAGAGGCAGAAAAGAAAGCCGCAACGGAACGTCAGCAAACCATCAAACAATGGACTGACCGGATCACCGCGGTGAAGGCAGATTTACCGGATTTTGAGGACGTTGTTGCATCAAGCGATGTCGCTGTCAGCGACCAGGTGCGGGATGCGATACTAGAAAGTGATGTCGGGCCGCAGGTGCTCTATCACTTGGCCGAGAATCCAGAGTTTGCACAAAAGCTGTCTGAAATGTCCACGATTACTGCACTGCGCGAGATTGGGAAACTGGAAGCGCGATTCGAGAAGAAAGAACCGGCGAAAGCTGCTGCAACGAAACAAAGAGCGCCAGCACCGATCAGGCCCATTAAGGGCGGTGGAAGTGCGATGGATACGCAGGTCAACTCAGATGGAGTTTTCCACGGATCTTATCAAGCATGGAAGCAGGCAAGGCTGGCAGGAAAAATTCGATAATCTTTTATTTAGGAAACAATCATGGCTAATAATCTGCTGACTATCAGCAAAATCACGAATGAGGCACTGATGGTGCTTGAAAACGAATTGACCTTTACGAATGAGGTTGATCGTAACTATGATGACCAATTCGCTGTTGTGGGCGGCAAAATCGGCGCGACTGTAAACGTTCGTCGTCCTGGTCGCTTTATCGGCACCACTGGTCCGGCTCTTAACGTTGAAGATTTCAACGAAACGAGCGTGCCGGTTACCTTGTCGACGCAGTTCCACGTTGACACCAGCTTTACGACTCAAGATCTGGCGCTGTCGCTCGATATGTTTTCGGACCGCGTGCTGAAACCGGCCGTGGCCGCTATTGCAAACAAAATCGACCGCGATGGTTTGGTTACTGCTGCTGCCAATACCGCGAACATTGTCGGCACTGCAGGCACGCCGCCGACCAGCTTGTTGACTTACCTGACCGCTGGTGCCTATCTGGACAGCGAAGGTGCGCCGCGTGATGGCCGTCGTTCGTGCATCGTTGAGCCCTTCACCAGCGCGACAATCGTTGACAGCCTGAAAGGTCTGTTTGTGCCGAACCAGAAGATTTCCCAGCAGTATGAAAAGGGAATGATGGGTACGGATTCGGCCGGCATGAAGTGGAAGATGGACCAGAACGTTGTTTCGCAGACGTTCGGTTCGTTTGCTGGCACCGCGGTCTGCGCGACCACGACCGCCTCGGGCTTCCTGACCACTGGCTGGGCTTCGACCTCGACGATCACGCTGACTTCGACTGGTGCTGTTTCGCTTAATGCTGGCGACACTTTCCAGATCGCTAACGTGTATGCGGTCAACCCGCAGAACCGTCAAGCGTATGGCACGAACAAGCTGCGTAACTTTGTTGTGAAAACTGCCGTTTCCGGCACCGACACCACGTTGAGCGTCGTTGTTTCGCCGGCCGTGATCACTGCTGGTCAGTTCCAGAACGTGAGCATTCCAACGACCTCGGCAACTTCTGCCATTACGTTCTTTAACAAAACCGGCACCGTGTCACCGCAGAACATTGTCATGCACCGGAATGCTTTTACAATGGCAATGTGTGATCTCGAGCTACCTGAAGGGGTCCACTTCGCTGGTCGTGCAAGCGACAAAGAGCTGGGGATGTCCATTCGTGTCGTTAGGCAGTACACAATAAATAACGATTCAATCCCGACTCGTTTGGATGTGCTCTACGGCTGGGCGCCGCTGTATCCCGAGCTTGCCTGCCGCGTTGCTGCGTAATAACCAGGGGCGCAGTCAATGCGCCCCGTCTAACCTCATTTAAAGGAATTCATCATGGCAAATCCAGGACCGGCCTCGGCCACCACGATTCACCCGCAACCCCTCGGCAGCAATCAAGCGATTCGTCTGTTGGCCTCGGCCACTGGTGTTTCACTTGCTGCCACTGGCGATGCGGTTACTTTTAACGTGATAAACAGCACGACGTATAACGTAACCAACGTTGTTATCACGAATGCAAGCGCAGACGTTTCCGGTGGTGCTCTTGCCATCTGGACGGGTCCGGCTGGCACAGGTACAGAAATCGTGACCAATGCTTCGCTGACCAGCAACACCAGCTCGGCATATGTCACGAAATCCACTGTTGTTGCTGCAACTGGAACTAAAAATCTGGCAACGCAGCAGTTTGTTGTCAAAGTCGGCACTGCTGTTACTGGCACCGTTGACATTTATATTTACGGTACTGATTTCAGCACGTTCTAAGCTGTATCGGGAATCGTTCGCAAGGACGGTTCCCATTTTTCGAGGGTAAAACATGGCCTACGATTCCGCATTTTCTCCGTTTGGGCCGACTCATCTTGTCGGTACTAGCTCTGTTCAAATAAAAGCAACCAACAACGACAATCCGACTTCCTATCGAATCCGTAATCTTAAAACAACGGATCAATATTTTTCTTGGGCGCCACCTGCACCAGGTGATGTTGCGGTAACTTGCGTTACACCAGCCGCACCAACTAACGGATCGCCGGTAACAAATACTCTTGGCATGGCCGGCAGCACAACAATTGTGATTTCTGGCATTCCTGCAAACGCATGGTTTTTGAGCAACGTTGCCGCAGGTTTTGAAGTCACTGCTGGCGAAGGCAAACTGTAAAGGCCGACCATGACGCAGCCGATCGACATTGTAAGCCGGGCGCTTAAGGATATTGGCGCACTGGAAGCGGGCGAAACGCCGACTTCGGATGCCGCACAAGACGCGTTTGACATGCTCAATGACTTAATTGATCAATGGTCAAACGAGCAAATGATGGTCTTTTACAAGACCGAGATTGTTTGGGCCGTTACGCAGAATGTGACGCAATATACGATCGGACCAGGCGGTTCGATTGGCGCCAGCTTTACCGGCTCGATCAGCGGCACCACGTTGACGATTCCGGCCAGCGGTCTGCTGTCAGGCTACATCACGCTTGGCCAGACGCTAACAGGCACCGGCGTGACCGCGGGAACGACGATCACAGGTTTTAGCACTGGCGCCGGCGGCAGCATCAATTACGCAGGCACTTACACCGTCAGCACTTCGCAAACCGTAACCAGCACGACGATCTCGGCCTACTATCAGCGGCCGTTGTCGATCAACTCAGCATTCGTGCGAGTATCAACGACCAGCAACGGTGTGCCGATTTACGGCGGCGGTCTGGATTATCCAGTCAGCGTGTTAAATCTTGAGCAATACAACCTGATCGGACTGAAAAGCCTAAACGGACCGTGGCCAAAAGCGGTTTATTACCAGCCGAGCGAGATCCTCGGAAATGTGACCGTCTGGCCGAATCCGTCACAGGGCGAAATGCACCTATTTGCTGACACTGTGTTTACGCGTTACGGCACGCTCTATGACTCAATAAGCCTGCCGCAAGGCTACACAATGGCCCTACGCTGGTGTCTGGCCGAGCGCCTGTGTCCTATGTATGGTAAAGCCTCGCAAACGCAACTGGCGATGATTAATGCGTTTGCAGCGCAATCCAGGGCAACGGTCAAGCGCACCAACATGAAGCCGGCTCAGATTGCCAGTTACGATGATGTGATTGTTTCCGGTCGCCGCAAAGATGCTGGCTGGATTCTTCACGGTGGATTTATTTAAGGATAATCATGGCTAATATCGCTATATCCGCATTACCCGTTGCCACTTCGCAAGCTGGCGGTGATGTGCTGCCGATCGTTCAGGCTACGACCAGCACGACCAAACAATTGTCGGTCACCAATCTGTTCACCAGCCCGACGTTTGTCACGCCCGCACTGGGAACGGTTGC